TTCTTTTTGTATTCTTCTGATAAATGCATAATATATAATCTGTGTAAAATATGCAAATGGGTTATTAGATTTCTCTGGGTTAAAGTTTCTCATATACTGTAAACAGTTTTCTATACCATCTGATATCATATCATCTCGATAAGTATAGTTTATAAAATTAGGTCTGTAAGAAAGGTGATTAGCAATCTTCAAAAAACACTCACCTATATAGTTGGTCACCATTGGTGCTTTTCGTTTCTTGTCTTCCGCCTTTGCCACTTTAGTACGGTGTTCGATCATAGCCTGAAGAAACTTCTTATTATCTACATAATGAGGTTTCAACTTTGCTTTTGTTTTTTCCATAATTTATCTTTCTGATTAATATAACTTATTATATCATTTTTGTAGTTAAATGTAAAGCAGGTTGTATTATTTAATTTTATTTTTCAAAACGCTTGACGACTTAGGATATCTATGATATACTGCGTATGTAGACGCTTGGGGAAATAGCTATATAGCTATATCTTAATGGATAGTTTTCTTCCCAAATAAGTCTATTAAATCTTCTTCGGACCATTGTGATTCTCTTTGATCGATTTTCTGCATTTGATCCATCTGATCTGCCAGAGCATATATCTTATCCATTTCTTCGGCAGATAATGGAGGTTTAACGTTCTCTTTAGCCTTTAACACTTTAGTTAATATAATCTCATAATAATGTGATAGATGATTATCCGCTTGNGTGATTACCATAACTTTATCTTTAGGTATAACAAACGTCTTATCATTTGTATAAGATATCCAAGGCGTTAGAGTAGTGTCTTTCATAGAGCCTACTTCTGTCTGTCTTTGTACCGTATGTAATTCTAATGCATTTGTGATTCGTAGGAAATCTTTATCAACAACAATACTACCCATGATGGTAGTACCATCTATTAATTTTACCATACGATAATCTGTGTTATTATCCATTTTAATCCTTTAGGTTAATATTATGTATCTCATAATCAAACTCTTCCTCTGTGTATATATTTATTCTTTCNTGAAAGTGTTTCAACGTATAATTCTCTTTTGACTTGTAAATTAGATCATCTGCTATGTCATATAGTGTGGCATTTACTTTATTGTCACCTAGTCGCAGTCCTCTACCGATTGATTGTAGATTTCTTATTCTACTCTTTGAAGGACTTGCAAATATTATATTGTGTAAATTTTTGATATTGATACCAGTAGAAAATGTACCATAACTTGCCACGATTATTGCGTTATCTTCTTTCTCAACTATTGCTCTAGCCTTTTCTCTCTCTTCCGTTTCTACACCACCGTATATATAAAAAATCTTTCGACCATCTTCTGCCTTATCTTGAATAATTTGATGTAAATTCTTTCCGTGTTTCTCTACTAACTGAAATAATATTAAAGTATTGCCTTTAATTTTAAGTGCCAGATTACGAATAAAATTATTTCTAGCCGTACTACCTACAAGATAATCTATCTCGTCTTGATACTTACCTTTTGATATAATTTTACAATTAGCTTCACTATGTTTAAGTATCAAACATCTAACTGCTAGATTACTCAACTGTTTTTTATCCATAAGTTTTTTAGTTGTGGTCACTTTGTTTACGGCGCCAAACAATCCTTCTAATACTAACTTATGTGTATGGGCACCGTCTAAAGTACCTGTAAGACCTATGCGATATTTACAATCGATTAGTTTAGTCATAATCTCTGTCAATGATTTAGATTTAAATAGATGTGCTTCATCGCCAAACACACAACCAAACTGTTTAAAGTATTCTTTTGGTAGTTTATATAGTGATTGCCATGTGGATATCAAGACCTTTTTATCTGTCTGATTTGAATAACCACTATATAATCTGTGGCAATACTTCTTTACATTCCAACCATATGACTCAAAATCTGTATACATCTGCTCTACTAATGATGTTGTCGGCACGATCAATAGTATTCGATTATTAGATTCTTCTTTGATTAGATGTGAATAATAACGTATTAAGGAATATATGATGAATGACTTACCGGATGCCGTAGGACTCACCAGCAGTGTTCTATTGCGTTTTAAACTATGATATATTGCGTCTATCTGATAATCTCTTGCCTCAAATTTCTGACCTAGACTATTAGAAAATTTAGTGACAACATCTTTATCGACCTTGTTGTCTATGTCTATATCTTTGCCTGCTACTATATTGTAGCCTCGTTCTTCGGCAAATGCTTTGATGTATGGGTATAGACCAAAGTAAATTTCTTTTGTTTTTTGTGAGAATAATCTTATCTTACCATCCCACATACGATTACGAAATGCAGGCATGAATTTATATCCTGGCACATAGAATGTAAAGAATTCAGATATCTCTCGCTGTACACCCGAGTCGCACTCTATCGTGATGTAAACTTCGTTCTTTTTTTCTATGATGATGAGATTAGAGTTGTCTTGATTGTAAATCATATAAATGTATGTTCAATGTTTTCATACTTATATTTATAATGATTATTTCCATTGACTTCCTACGACCCAACCTACGAGGGTTTTTCTAATACCTTTTGTGACTTTATTTACTTTATGCCATGTATGACTAGGAAAGACAATCATCTCACCTTTTTTAAGTTTAAATGTTTCTATATTTGTTTTACCTGTTAGAGGAGATGGTCTACCTAAATCAAAATCGCCACCTTCAAACTCGTCATTTAAACATATTGAAAAACTTAATTTTCTAATCATACCATTATTATATGGCTTGCTATGATTATCTACGTGCCAATCATAATGATCGCCTTCTTCATATCTACTATATTGTAGGGATTCAAATTCATGCAATGAAAAATTATATAACTTGTTTGCTGAATCAATACATTGAGGTAATTCTTTTGGGAATTTATCTTTAGGTATCCATGATATTTTAGAGCTTCTTCTGTTTTCATCTTTAGACTCAACAGTTCCGTCTATGATATCTAGTGATTCATTTTCTTTTATTATTCTATCACAGAAACTATTTGGTAGGGTTATATGAAAAGGTTTATATTGCACCGCTTGTAAACTTCTTCCATTCGATAGCATTCTTAATTAAGAATGTTCTATTGTTTATACTTCTTAAAACTTGTTCAAGATATTTAACTATTTGATTTAGATAGGCAACCTTTTGATCTGCCTTTTGTAATTCAGGATCAGAATCCATATAGATATGTACATCTGCCTTTAATACTTTTATGTCAAATGGTTTCTCTTGATATACACTAGGGTCTGCCTTACCTGTATAGTATTCCCACTTATTTCTTAACATAGTCTTATGATCGTATTCAGATTTTTTTAATAGTAAAGAAAACTTATTGAAATGTTGTAGATACTTATTATGTAGTAAAGGTATCTTAATTGACTCGGCGTCTAGTTCCGTGTCATCTAATTTAAAATCTTTATTAACTGATTGTTGTAATTCTTCTAATGTCATGTATATATTTTATCACTTTTTTAATTAATTGTCAAGCCTATGAAGAAGATATTTGTACAATATCATAATACATATAATTGAAACTTGCTTGTACTTGCAAGTAATCAACATCATTTGCCTTAATATCATAAGATAATGAACCTAATGATATAGGAAAAACATTTTGAAATCTTATTTCCGTTTTAGCAACATTTTTATTATTTAAAACTGTGAGTGTTGCGTCTGAATATATACCACCTTCTGAAAGAGGTTGTGCTATACTTGTTCCTGTAGCAGCCGTACTTGATGTTGTGCCAGGAAATCTATCGGCACCAGTTGCCTGTAAATTTTTAAATTGTGTATGATCTTGTGGAAATCCTAGACCTGTAATCCAATCGTGTATCTCTTTATAGTTATTTAAATTTTCATCAACTAGAAATGATACATCTAAAGTCTGATATGTAACCTTATCACCTACTCCTGCAATGTCTTTTAAGGGTGTTTCAAAACTTGTAGATCCTAAAGCAATGCCAGGTATGTTTGCTGTCTGTACAAAAAATTCTACTTGTGGTAGTTTAGACATTTTAAATCTAAACTGAATAGGACTTGCATAGTCAAATTTAGTAGGTTCTCTATCAATTATATTTGTGTCTGTCATAATACTATTTATCTGTTGAATTATCGACTTCTTTCCAATCTTTTTCAGTTGCCTTTTTTTCTAGTTCTTTTTCATTTTCAGTAAGAACAATCTCTTTTTCTTGTACTTTTTTAATCTTTTCTTCTAATTCTTCAAGTACGTTTGTTTTAGGATTCATATAGTTTAGGCCATAAGCAAGCACACCCATAATAATTAGTAATGATCCTAGACCTAATACTATTTGTTTTAGTTCTTTAATTTTCTTTTTTGTCATCTTTTCTTTTTATACCAGAACACTTATCTCGTATCTCTTTAAACTCATCTGGCAATTCTAAATTTTTATAACGAGAACACATTTTTAACATTTCTAATTGTTGTCTTAACAATGCGTTTTCATTGAATACTTTTCTATATTCTTTTGAACAAGTTGAAGTCAATGGTATTCTTAATCTAACACCTANTGTTCCNCTATCATCTTCNTATCCACTATTAGATGTACCTGTACCTGTATTATCTTGTTTAGAATATTCCATGTAAGGTTCTAAAGTCGGTCC